GGGCTTGAAAAATTTATTGAGGAGTGATATAATGAGAAAAATTGGATTTAATTGTAGTACACTCGATTTGTTCCATGCTGGTCATGTTACGATGTTGAAAATTGAAAAACAACACTGTGACCATCTAATCGTGGCACTACAATCCGACCCAACAATTGATAGGCCAGAGACCAAAAATAAACCAGTACAATCTTTGTACGAAAGGTTTGTTCAGATTTCAGCTTGTCGTTATGTTGACGAGGTTTTGGTATATGAAACCGAAGAAGATTTGGAAAACATTTTTAAAACGCAAACTATACACATCAGATTTTTAGGTGATGAGTACAAGTCTAAACCATTTACCGGCAAACAATATTGCCTAGACAATGGCATTGAGTTGTTCTTCCATGATAGACAACATCCGTATAGTAGTTCTCGATTGAGACAACGTGTATATGAAGCTGAGAAAAAGAGATTAGATATTAAATGAAAATACAATATAATGTTCTGGATATTAATGAATTAAAATTTGTACATCAAATCTTAGGACAGGATAAATGGGGTTTTGGATATACTTCAACCGATTACGAAAAACCAATATGGAACTTTAATAAACAAGCGGGTAAAGAAATCGCTGAATTGTTGTCTTCAAAATTTGATGGTACACTATTAGACTGGCACATTAATGGACAAACATATCAATTGCCTGGTTCTCCACACATAGATTCGGCCGATGGTTGTACTAAATCCGTTGTTTATTTTCCTTTTGATTGGAAATTTGAATGGGGTGGTCGATTGAATATATTTGATGTTAAAGGTATAAACATAATTACACCAGAAAAAAATCTTGGAGTCATTTTTGATTCACACTTAACTCATTATGCTGAAGCTCCTGTTATCAACAAATTAAGAGTTTCTATAGGATTAAAATTAAAATGAAAATTGCAATTATTACCGATCAACATTTTGGTGCAAGAAATGACTCAATTCATTTTTTGGATTTCTATGAAAAGTTTTATAAAGAAACATTCTTTCCAACCTTGTTGAAAGAAGGTATTAAAACTGTATTGATTCTGGGTGACACCTTTGACCGCAGAAAATATGTAAATTTCTTTTCATTGAAACGTGCCAAACAAATGTTCTTTGATCCTTTGTATGAGATGGGTATTGAAGTTTATATGTTGGCAGGAAACCACGATACATATTTTAAGAATACCAATGATGTTAATTCAGCCGACTTGTTGCTCGGAGAATATGACAACATCAATGTGATTGATTCACCACAAACAATTCATTTAGACTATGCAAACACAACATCAGATGTTTGTATGATGCCATGGATATGCACTGAGAACTATGAGAACTCTATGCAAGAGTTGAAGAACACCTCAGCAACCATTTGTATGGGTCATTTTGAGATTGCCGGATTTGCAATGCATCGTGGCATGCCTTCTGAAGGTGGACTTGATCGTAAAATCTTTGATAAATTTGAACTTACATTCAGCGGACACTATCACCATAAATCTTCTTCTGGTGATATACATTACTTGGGTAACCCGTATGAACTCACTTGGCAAGATCACAATGATGACAGAGGTTTTCATCTGTTTGATTTGGAAACAAAAACACTTGAGTTTATTAAAAATCCAAATAATATGTTCCATAAAATTGTTTATGATGATGTGTCAGAATCTATTTCAGACATTGACAAGAAAGACTTGGCAATATACAACAACTCATATGTCAAAGTGGTAGTGGTTAATAAAACAAACCCATATCTGTTTGACAAATTTATGAATAACTTGTATAATGTCAATCCAATAGATATTACTATTGTTGAAGACTTTTCGGAATTACTTGATGATGTGGAAGATACAGTCGATCAAGCCGAAGACACAATAACAATATTGAACAAATATGTTGATGGTATTACCGAACAGAGTATCGATAACAACGAATTGAAAAAATTATTGAAAGAACTCTACGTAGAGGCACTGAACACAGAACAAGCATGATATTATTTCAGAAAATAAAATGGAAAAACTTTCTTTCCACGGGAGCTGCGTTTACCGAAATTGATTTTACCAAGTCTACTAACACATTGATTGTTGGGCACAATGGTGCAGGAAAGTCCACAATTTTGGATGCACTGTGTTTCGGACTGTTTGGTAAACCCTTTCGCAAAATAAACAAACCACAACTATTGAATTCTGTAAATGCCAGAGATGCAATTGTACAGATCGAATTCAATATCGGTCAGAAGAAGTACAAGGTCATCCGTGGTATTAAACCCAACTTGTTTGAGATTTATGTCAATGATGTTTTGTTGAATCAAGACGCAGCTTCACGGGACTATCAAGAGGTTTTAGAGAATCAGATACTTAAACTCAACTACAAGTCATTCACACAGGTTGTGATACTTGGTTCAGCATCATTTGTTCCTTTCATGCAACTGTCGGCATCTGATCGTAGAGCAATCATTGAAGACTTATTGGACATTCAAATATTCTCCTCTATGAATGTTGTTCTAAAAGATAAAATGTCCGTTATAAAAGATGGTTTGACAAAAATCAAGTACGACATAAAGTTGACAGAAGAGAAAATTAATATACAAAAAGAGACAATTGAAGATAACCGAAAACACAATAGTGATGAGATTCAGAAACGGCAAGTCGAGATCGGCAAATCTAAAGAACAGGTAGATAACTTAAACAAACAAGTCAAATTAATATTGAAACATGTTGAGGTACTGACTACAAAAGTTGGTGATAATAAGACTAAGTTGGAAAAGAAATCTAAAGGTTTGTTTCAGATACAAGGTAAGATTGAAACCAATATTAAAAAGAACCAAAAAGACATTGAGTTCTATGAGAACAACCACGATTGTCCCACATGTAAACAGGCCATCACAACTGAATGGAAACAATCTCAATTAACCGAGAAACTTAATAAAATAGAGACACAGAAAAAAGGTTTTGTGGAAATCGAATCTGAACTGAAAAGTGTTAATGATGAGATGAAAGTTATTTCTGGTATACTCACACACATAAGTGAACACAACACAGAAGTTGCGAAACACAATTCAACCGTTTCTGCAATCAATGGTTATGTCACCAAGTTGATTACCGAAATTGAAGAGTTGTCCGTTAAGGTTGATGTGTCTGAAGATGGCAATGAAAAATTAACGAACCTGAAAACAGAGTTGGCCAAACACACAGAAGAATATGAGAGTTTGATTCAATCAAAACACTACAATGAATTTGCAGCAACTTTGTTGAAAGATGGTGGCATCAAAACCAAAATCATCAAACAATATTTGCCAGTGATGAACAAGTTAATTAACAAGTATCTCTCTGCAATGGACTTTTTTGTTAACTTCAACATCAATGAAAATTTTGAAGAAACAATTAAGAGTAGACATAGAGATGAATTTTCTTATGCCAATTTCTCAGAGGGTGAGAAGATGCGTATTGACTTGGCTCTACTGTTTACATGGCGACAAATTGCCAAGATGAAAAACTCAACGAATACAAATTTGTTAATACTTGATGAAGTATTTGATTCCAGCCTCGATATGGTCGGCACTGAAGAATTCCTAAAGTTGATACAAGAAATGGGTACAGACACAAATGTGTTTGTTATCTCACACAAGGGTGACCAACTGTTTGACAAGTTCAGGTCAGTTATCCGTTTTCAAAAGAAAAACAATTTTTCAAGGATCGTAAAACAATGAACACTACCGATGATATAATTTTATATGATACCGCTGCGGTATCAAAAGTTGAACCTTCTGAACCATCAATAAAAACTTATGAGTTGGTGCCAGTACAATCATCTTCATTGTATAAGGTTATGCCAGAATTTGATTTCGCATCACCACCAATTAATCCAATTGAATTGGCATCCTCTCTAGTAGAAACTTGCCGTAAATATAATGGACTCGGTTTGTCTTCCAATCAATGTGGGCTTTTGCACCGTGTATTTGTGATGGGTACTGGTGATGAATATGTGGCATATTTTAATCCTAAATTAATTTCCACAGAAGATGAAGTACACATGGAAGAAGGTTGTCTGTCGGTACCATATCTAATGTTAAACATCACTCGACCAAAAAAGATAACGGTAGAATACCAAGATTACAATGGCACAAATCGCAAGGCAACTTTTGAAGGTATGACTGCAAGATGTTTCTTACATGAGCTTGACCACATGAACGGAATAATGTATACTGATAAAGTGAAACCTCTTGCATTACAGTTTGGCATTAAAAAGATGCAAAAGATGTACCAAAAGATTTCTAAACAAATGCGAATGATTAAACAGATGAAAACTAAAAAATAATGGCCACACCTATAGATTATGTTGATGCTCAGTGGAACAAATGGCAAAAACTTAATGATCCTACACGATTCGATCATATAGACACCGAGCAACTGAAAGAAACTTTGGTGAAAGACCTCACATATGCATCCAAGATGGATGTGCGTGAGTATACCTTGTATCAAAAGTGGTTAGAGGTGCATGAGAAATATCCCACCAGGACAATCACCACTTTGTTTGGTGATGATGTTCAATTGGTAGATGTTACACAAAAGAATCTTGTTGATAAGGTTAAAAAGAATTTCTGGATGCCAGAAGGTCCAGATGATTATGAAAAGTTGAAACCTAAATTGGTTCTCTCAAATGGACCTTTGGCAGAGACTTGGAATACAGTAAGAACATTTTCATCCACAATGAAAAACAATTCAAATATTGGTCGCAATCTATTCTACACCGTGGTCGATGAGAATAGTGATAAGTATCTCGGAGTTATCTGTATATCATCAGACTTCTTGGATTTAACTCCAAGAGATACTGCAATTGGATGGCCAAGAGATGTTAAGACACAACAAGGTATGATTAATCATACTGCTATTGGTTCTACAATCGTTCCGTTACAACCCTTAGGTTTCAATTACATGGGCGGTAAATTGTTGGCACTACTATGTCTTGCTGATACTGTTCAGAAAGATTGGAAAAGACAATACGATGATGTTCTCGTTGGAGTTACTACCACATCTCTTTATGGTAACACCAAAGCAAACGGTCTTTCTCAGTATGATGGACTTGAACATTGGAACAAGATGGGATTTTCTAGTGGTTCGGTTGCATTCGAACCTTCCAGAAAAACCAGAGCATTGATTTATGATTGGGTTAAAGAGAACTATCCACGAAAATATTTCGAATGGTGGGAAGCCAAGAATCCAAAAGGTCTGCCGCTTAAACGCGACCACAAAAACCGTACATTAAATTTTGCATATGGTAAGTTAAGTATTCCAAAAGAACTTATCCGCACCGAACATCAGAGGGGCATATACTTCTCTCCTCTGTATAACAACACCAATGAGTATCTAAGGAAAGAAATTGGTGATGTTGATCTGGTAAAATCATTTGATACCAGTGAAGAAACTTTGGCAAACATTTGGAAACAAAAATATGCCAAAGGTCGTATATCAATGTTGAAGAAAAAGAACACTGTCTCTTATGAGAACTTGTTTTATGATGACTTGATTTACCTTTCTTGGGAAGAAACCAAGAACAAATATCTACCACAAGTTGGCAGATAAAAACATATACCACAAAATGTGTTGACAAATGCACTACATAATGTTATGATGTGACTACTTGCTGATTGCAAGGTTTTTTTAAATTTATTATTAGGAGTTCAATATGAACAACAAACTATCCGCTAAGGCGAAAATTCTCAACTTTCTGACCAAAACAACTGGTTACAACACGCTGTCCGTTGCACAAGCTCGTGCTCGTTTTGGTATCCAAAATGTTGCGGCTCGTATTGACGAACTTCGTAAAGAAGGAAATGTCATTTACACAAACACCAAAACTCGCGCTGATGGCAGCAAAGTTTCTGTGTACCGTGTAGGCACACCAACCAAAGCTATGGTTCGTGCAGCTATCAAATCTGGTTACAGCTTCACAGCTTAATTTTAGGTTATGCGGGGAGACCACATTAGTGGTTCTCCCTTTTTTTTATTTTTGGAGAGATAATGGAAATTTCAATTAAAAAAGAAGAGCTTCAAAAGAAAAGTATTTTTGTTGCAACACCAATGTATGGTGGTATGAATCATGGGCTTTATGCAAAAGCTTGTTTAGATTTACAAGCGCTGTGTATGCAGTATGGTGTGAAAGTGAAATTCTCATTTCTTTTCAATGAATCCTTAATTACTCGCGCTCGCAATTATTTGGTCGATGAGTTTTTGAATCGTTCCGATTGTACACACCTGTTGTTCATCGATTCGGATATTCACTTCAACCCGCAAGACATTATTGCACTTCTAGCCTTAGACAAAGATGTTGTAGGCGGACCTTATCCTAAAAAGGCCATCAAATGGAAATCTGTGAAGAAAGCCATTGAAAAGAATCCTGACATTGATATAGAGTCATTGGAAAAAGTTACTGGTGACTATGTGTTTAATCCAGTAAAAGGCACCGACAAGTTTAGTGTTTCTGATCCACTAGAAGTTTTGGAAATTGGAACCGGTTTGATGATGGTTAATCGTACTGTGTTTGCAAAATTTGCAGACGCTTATCCGCAACTGCGTTACAAACCAGACCATGTTGGCCAAGCACACTTTGATGGTTCGCGTTACATCCATGCATACTTTGATACTATTATTGATAGTGTAGACAGTGCAACTGGTGGTGGTTCAGACCGGTATCTTTCAGAAGATTACATGTTCTGCCAACTCTGGCGTAAACTTGGTGGTTCAATTTGGTTGTGTCCTTGGATGCGAGCTGACCATATTGGCACATATCACTTCAAAGGCGATATGCCGGCTGTTGCGAATTTTGTCGGAGAAATGTAATGATTGTTGGATTACTTGGATTTATAGGTTCAGGTAAAGGCACTGCTGGTGACATTCTTAAAGACCTTGGTTTCACTCCTGTGAGTTTTGCCAAAGGTGTTAAGGATGTCGCTGCTGAAATGTTTGGATGGCCAAGACACCTACTTGAAGGTGACACTGAGGCGTCCCGTATCTGGCGTGAACAACCGGATGTTTTTTGGTCCAAAGAGTTTGGTAAAGACTTTTCTCCAAGACTAGCATTGCAGCTGATGGGCACAGAAGTTGGTCGTGATATTTTTCACAAAAACTTTTGGGTCATAAAAATGAAAAAATATTTTCTTAGTAATCCCAATCAAAACTTTGTGATTACCGATGTTAGGTTCCAGAATGAAATTGATTTTGTACATAGCCATCGGGGCATACTAATTGAAATTCAACGAGGTATTAAACCACATTGGTATAGCATTGCAGCTTCTGCAAACCGAGGAGACTATAAAGCAATTCGACACATGGAAGAAGCAGGAATACATCCCTCTGAGTGGAGTTGGATTGGCGGACAAATTGACCATGTGATTGCAAATGATGGTTCGTTGGACGAATTGAAAAATAACATAATGAAATGCTTGACACGATCTTACGGATCAAGTACAATAAGTGAAATGACAGAAGGAGTATCGTAATGAAACTATCGAATGAGACCTTGACGGTCCTTAAAAACTTTGCCAATATCAATCCCGGTATTGAATTTAAATCAGGCAATAAACTGACAACCATTTCGGCAACGAAAACTGTTTTGGCCAAAGCGGGAATCAAAGATGATTTCCCACAAGATTTTTGTATCTATGACTTGAATCAATTCCTATCAGTACAGTCTCTGTATAAAGATGGTGAAATTGAGTTTGATAACGAACATGTTATCTTTAAGTTGGGTCGAAAGAAACTGAATTATCGCAAGACAGCAAAAAGTATGATTGTAACACCACCTGATAAAGAGTTGAATCTTCCGTCAGTTGATGTTGAATTCACACTCAAAGAAGAAGAGTTGTCTTCTGTACTGAAGACTGCCAGTATTCTACAATCACCACACATCTCAATTCTTTCAGATGGTGAAAAGATTTATATCAATACCTGTGACGCAAAAGACAACTCTGCTCACATTGATTCTACCGAAATTGCTGATGGTAATGGTAAGAAATTCAAGGCTTTGTTTTTGACTGAAAACTTTAAAATGATTTCGGGTACATATCAAGTGCAAATTTCATCTAAGGGACTATCTTACTTTAAGAACACTAAAGAAGACATGCAATATTGGATTGCTATCGAAGCTAAAGAATCTGACCTATCTTTTGGAGAATAATATGACAACAGTGAGTACACTATTTGGTTCTTTTGATAATGACACTTTGAAGAAACTCAAGGGTTATGTTGATGAGGCCGTTTTACACATGCGCCGAAATCAAACCAATAATGAAGCAATCAAAGATATCATTGATGCTGCTAATGATGAGTTGAAGGTTCCAAAGAAGATTCTGAAACGCATGGCTAAAGTGCAATTCAAACAGAACTTCCAAACAGAAGTTGCTGAATACAAAGAGTTCGAAACTTTGTTTGAGAGTATGAACGGCATCAAGCCCTGACATACCTTATGTGCATTATAAGAGTGTTTAAGTCACTTAATGCACAATTTATTATATATTATGGAGAATTTGAATGTCAGAACACATTTTGTGGGTGGAGAAGTATCGCCCTAAGACCATTGAAGATTGTATTCTTCCCGATGGTATCAAGGCAACATTTCAGGAATATGTAAACCGCAAAGAGATTCCTAATCTGTTATTGTCCGGTTCTGCCGGTGTTGGTAAGACAACAATTGCAAAAGCCCTCTGTGAAGAGGTTGGTTGTGATTATATTATGATTAACGGTTCAGATGAATCGGGTATCGATGTTCTACGGAACAAAATCAAAAACTATGCGTCCTCTATGTCTTTATCTGGTGGACGCAAAGTTGTTATCATTGACGAAGCAGATTATCTAAATCCAAATTCAACTCAACCTGCGATGCGTGGTGCCATTGAGGAGTTTGCTTCCAACTGTTCATTCATCTTCACTTGCAATTTTAAGAACAGGATCATTGATCCTATTCATTCTCGTTGCACTGTTGTAGACTTTAAGATCAATGGTAGTAGAGCCAAGATGGCTGCACAATTCTTTAAGCGAGTTGAATGGATTCTGAAACAAGAAGGTGTGGATTATGACAAAGAGGTTGTGGCCGCTGTTATAACGAAACACTTTCCAGACAATCGCCGTATCTTAAATGAATTGCAACGGTATTCTGTGAGTGGAACAATCGACAAAGGCATCTTGGCTTCAGTTTCTGAAATCCAGATGACTGAATTGGTTAAGTCACTTAAAGGTAAAGATTTCACAGCTTGCCGCAAATGGGTTACCAATAACTTGGATAATGACACCACACGCATCTTTCGAAATGTTTATGATGCATTATATGAGCAACTGAAACCTAATTCCGTTCCACAACTGGTTCTGATTTTGGCAAAGTATCAATATCAAGCTGCTTTTGTGGC